AGCTTCTGTATTCTCGCAAAGTAAAAGACAAGAGTGTGTGGGGGCGTCTGTTTAACTTGGGCATGGAGCGTCGGGGTGCGACTATGAAACCCAAGCAGAGACCCCGCATGTCCGGCAAAGAGTTTAGGACTAACGTGTCGATGAACACAGAGGTCATATACAAAACCGAAGCAGAGAGGTGTGCAGGATGTTCGGGGAGTGGACGCATTCGTCTTACTCGTAAGGACGGCACTCCCAGCAAGGCACTGCGTATTTGTAAGGCGTGTGGTGGTGAGGGCGTGATCTACAAGCCAACCAGTGAGGTGGCCGGATTTAAGATTATCCCACGGAATGTGCGTGATGTTGCGTCCGCTGGCTTCCGCACCGACAAGGAAACACTAGAAGAAATGTCGAGCAGCCTGTCAGGTGACGCGCGACTGTTTGCTGAGAAGTACATAAGATACAATGCTTTACGCACCTACCTTAACACTTTTGTAGAGGGTATGAAAAACAATGTTGATGACCACGGCTTCATCCATCCGGAGTTCATGCAGTGTGTTACGGCGACGGGTCGCCTTTCGTCTCGCAATCCGAATTTCCAAAATATGCCACGCGGCAACACTTTCGAAATCCGCAAGGTGGTCGAGAGTCGTTTTGAGGGTGGACAAATTATTGAGGGAGACTACTCGCAACTCGAATTCAGAGTAGCAGGATTTTTAGCCCACGATGAACAAGCCTATGCTGACGTCAGGGACGGCACAGACGTACACAATTACACTGCGTCGATCATTGGCTGTTCACGACAAGAGGCCAAGGCACACACCTTCAAACCTCTTTACGGCGGCACCACCGGAACACCGGATCAACAAAACTACTACCGTGCGTTCAAGGAGAAGTACGAACAGGTCACAGAGTGGCACGAGGACTTGCAGAGAGAGGCAGTCGAGAAAAGGGTCATTACCCTACCTTCGGGACGACAGTACGCATTCCCTGACGCGCGTTGGACGAAATACGGTACAGCTACGCATAGGACGTCGATCTGTAACTATCCGGTGCAGGGGTTTGCCACTGCAGACCTATTGCCTATTGCACTAGTCTCTCTAGAAAAGTCTGTGCGGGACTCCGGTATCAAGAGTGTCATATGTAATACAGTACACGATTCGATTGTTATGGATGCTCATCCGGACGAAATTGACATCTGTGTAGACTTAATGAAGCATGCCATGCTGTCTCTTCCCTTTGAAACAATGAGAAGATATGGCATCAGCTATGACATGCCTGTGGGAATAGAAATAAAAGCAGGCAAAAACTGGCTTGACTTAGATGTTGTATATGGATAAGATCAATCTACCACCCCTCATGAAAAGGAGTTTAGGAACATGACTGGGACACAACTTATGGAAACACTAGATGACTTCGGCGCTATGGCCAAAGCTTTCCGGAACGACGAAGTAGAGTCGCTGATGGAAATGACCGGGCAGGGTGCTGTTCAAGAACGTGTCGGGCTTCCCCGACTGAATATCAACTATGACACAGAGACAGATGATGGTCGGTCTCTTGTTCGTGGAACGTGGAAGATATTTCACGGTGGTCAGATGATTTACGCAGATAATGTCATCGTGCGTCCACTTCTTCGTACTTTTGAGTATAGTCTGTGGGATGCAGAGATGAATGATGGCAGGGGCGGTTTTTCCTCTAAGTCTGTTCAGAAGACCTCGTTTGGCGGTCAATTCCCCGATAGCGCGGGTGGCAACAAGTGTGGTCGCTTGACTCGTGACGAGGAAAACGGGCTAGACAAAGACGATCCTGTGTACATCAACTCTCGCGCTGTGGTGTGCAATCAAGTAATTTATGGTCGTATCACTGGTGAGTTTAAGAACGCTGATGGTGACGTCTTCAATCTTGAGGGGGAACCTATGATTGCCTACTTCAAGCGTTCGGGCTTCAAGCCTATCTCTGACTTTATCGATGGGCTTACTAAGAAAAATAAGCTTATGGCGCAAGTAGAGATGAAACTTTCGACTATGAAAAATAAAAAGGGAAGTGTTACTTACTGGACGCCTGTCGCACAGATGGGTAAAACAGTGAGCATATCTGACAGTGACAAAGACTTATTCAGCCTCTTTGCTGATACAGTCAAGGGTCACAACGAATCGGTTATGGACGAGCATCGTCAAGCAGTGAAGGAAATGGTGTCTGACAGTGACGTCGATCTTGCTGCGGAGTTTGGTAGTGCTGACGCTGCTTAACATCCAAGACTTTATGTCTAGGGCACTGCGGGGGGACACTGATGTTCCCCCGCAAGTTTTAGAGGAATTCGCAGAAGACTGTAAGAATGCCACTGCCTCTCAGCTTACGCGGGAGAAACGAGAGTGGCGTCCTCGTATGTCTGGTCTTGGTCGCCCAATCTGTCAACAGATACTTGACAAGCAGGGCGTCGAGGAGTCGATGTCCTACAACACTCTTTTCAGATTCCTGTTTGGTGATATCACAGAGAGTATCATCATGCTGATCATGAAAGAGGCTGGTGTCGATGTGGTGGACTATCAGAAACAGGTCGAACTTGACTTAGACGGTATCCCTATCAGGGGAACCTTAGACGTTATCCTGCGGGATGAGACGGGCCAAAAGAAAGTCTGGGACATCAAGTCAGCAAGCGACTACGCATACAAGTCTAAGTTCACTGGTTTCGAGGGCTACGAAGGGATCAAGAAGGATGACCCCTTTGGCTACGTCATGCAGGGCTTCCTGTACGCAGAGGCGACAGGTCTACCGTTTGGCGGCTGGATTGTAGTGAACAAGTCGAGTGGTGAAGTGGCTGTTGTCGAAGTTCCGGATTGGTGTCAAGAAGACAAGAAGGAATACATCGAAGAGGCCAAGCGTCGTGTCAAAATATTGACAGACCCAAATGTCAAACCTTTGAAGCCTTTTCCCGATACGTTCGAGACTTACAAGCGTCAGGGGGAAGTGATCCGCACCGGAAACAAGGTCTTGGCAAAAGAGTGCAACCTGTGCGGCTATCGACATCACTGTTGGCCGGACGCGGAGATTCATCCGAAGGTCACATCTATGGCCAAGAATCCTCCGAAGGTTTGGTATACACGCTTGAAGAAGAAAGAATTGTAGGCTGATGCCGTACATATTTGTTCGAGATTACGCTAATGAGTTGTTCGAACTGAACGATGGCTTACACCACGTAATCATAGAATCTCACAAGAAAATAGGGGGAGAGCGTAAGCTTAATCGTATTCGCATGAGTGATCGTGCGCTTCCTCTCACTTTGCGTGAAGATTTTTCTGAGATGGGTTCCCTGACAGCAGAGACTGAGAAGCGGGACATACGCCTACTCGAAGAAGAGATTAGTAAAATCAGTGCAATGTCACAGTCCGGAGTTAATGTATGCGTTCCCTTGAGTCCCCTGACAAACGAGTTGGATTGCCTCGCAAGACTGTCCCCAAAGGTCGCGGGGTACGTGCTTCAAAGGCTAGGATCAATAGGAATGCGTCTTTGAGAAAGTCATCGGCAGGAAAGGCAGGGTTCCGGTCTAATTTTGAATTGGGCGTTGCTAGGTCATTGAAGAGACGTAATATCCCCTACGAGTACGAAAGTGTGAGGCTTACGTATATACCCAAGCCGCGTACCTATACGCCCGATTTTTATCTTCCGGATCAAAAGATGTTCATCGAAGTGAAAGGATACTTTGACAAGGGTGACAGAGTTAAGATGCAGCTAATCAAGGAACAGTATCCGGATCATGACATTCGCATAGTGTTCTTGAATGCAAAGAATAAGATATACAAGGGAAGCAAAACAACGTACGGTGCGTGGGCTGACCGACATGGCTTTAAGTGGGCGGAAGGTTCAATCCCAGAGGAGTGGTATAAGGATGAATGATAATACGGAAGACCTCGAAGAAGCTATCGAAAGAGCAAGCTTGCTTCCCAGTCGCTATTACATTGTGATACGAGATTCTGAAGAAGAAGAGGGCACTCTCAAAATGATTGCCTATGATACTACCAAGGAAGAAGAAGATGACGAGTATATCCCTGCAGGTATCGTTCTGCTTTCGGGTATTATGGAACTTATAGAGAATGATTTCGAAAGAGTCATGAATGCAGGGATGGCTCGAATATCTTTTCAAACAACTCAACAAGATATGCTAGAAGAGGTATGCAAAGAAGAAGCCACTGTCGAACATCTTCCCAACTCTAATATTGTGAAAATCAACTTCGGAAAAGTACAATGAGACACGAACAGTTTATGAAAGCAAAACAGTGGTCCGCCGACGAAGACAAACTTCTTGACGAACATTACAGTGTTAAAACAGACATGGTAAATTCACCGCCGCACTACAATCAAGCAGGGATTGAGTGTATAGATGCTATCCGCGCTGCTACAGAAGACGGATACGAGTACTACCTGCAGGGAAACATAATAAAGTACCTGTGGCGCTATCGCTACAAGAATGGCGTCCAAGACCTAGAAAAGGCGAAGTGGTACTTAGAGAAGCTTATTGAGGAGACAGTTGATGAATAATATGCTACCTACCCCCTACCAACAGTTTATACACAAGTCCCGTTATGCACGATGGCTTGATGATGAGCAGCGCCGCGAGAACTGGGATGAAACTGTGTCCCGCTACACAGATTTTATGGCTAATCACGTTTGGGAAAATCACAACTTCGACATACCGGAGCGTGACTTTCTCGACATCCAAGATGCCATTCTTGGCCTAGAGATCATGCCGTCGATGCGGGCTATGATGACTGCAGGACCAGCCCTCGCACGAGACAACATCTGCGGATACAACTGCTCATACATCCCTGTCGAT